CGGGCGGTCCCCAGTGCGCGAAGTTTCACAAGCGGCGCTGGCCGACCTCGTGCCGGACCCGGAGAACCGGCGCCGGCACTCCGATCGGAATCTCGCGATGGTCCGCGCCTCGCTCGAGGCCGTGGGCGCCGCCCGGTCGATCGTCATCGACGAAGCGAATGTCATCCTCGCCGGCAACGGCCTGACCGAAGCGGCGACCGCGGCCGGCCTGACGAAGGTCCGGATCATCGACGCCTCGGGCGACGAGGTCATCGCCGTGCGCCGGCGCGGACTGACGGTGGATCAGAAACGCGCGCTGGCGCTGTTCGACAACCGGACCGCCGAACTGGCGACGTGGGATGACGACCAGCTGCGCGCGGACCTGGCCGCCGGCCTCGACTTCGCCCCGTGGTTCACCGATGCGGAACTGCGGACGCTGGTCGGCGGCGCCGTGGTGACGCCGGGGCTGACCGATCCGGAGGCGCTGCCGGACGTCCAGGCGACGACGATCCAGCTGGGCGACGTGTTCGACCTCGGCCGGCATCGCCTCGTCTGTGGCGACAGCACGACGACGCCACTCGAGGGCGCGCGGCCGGCGCTGGTGTTCGCGGATCCGCCCTACGGGATCGCGCTCGACGTGCCGGCGGCGAATCGGCGCCGCGGGTTCTACGGCGGGACCGCCATCGACGCCGACAACGCGCCCTGGGATGCCACGCTGCAGGCCGCCTGGATCACGCGCTGGGCCGACCGCCTGCAGCCGGCCGGCTATCTCGCCTCATGGAGTCCGTACCAGGGCATCGGCACGATCGAGCGCGCGGCGCTGGCCGCCGGGCTGATCTGGCTGAACCTGTTTACGTGGGTCAAGGAAAATCCCGCGCCTGGGTTCCCTGAGTACCTCGCGAAGAGTTGCGAACACGCCTGCATCTTCCGCAAGCCGGGGAAGGGCCGCTACATCGGGCCGGACCTCGTGCGGGATTACGCGGTCACGCCGGTCACGCCTCGAGCGGAACGAGTCGGCCATCCGTCGCCGAAGCGGGTCGATGTGCTCGTGCCGATTATCGGGAAGCTGACCGCGGACGGCAGCTGGACCGTCGACCCGTTCGTGGGATCCGGGTCCACGGTCATCGCCTGCGAACAGATCGGCCGGCGCTGCCTCGGCATCGAACTCGAGCCCACCTACTGCCAGATGGTCATCGATCGCTGGGAGGCGTTCACCGGCCAGGCGGCCACGAAGGTCGGGAGTGTCTGATGCGGGCCGAGTCGATGGCGTCGCGGAAAGTGCGACTCATCAACAAGCTCAGTCACACGAAAGGCCCGTTCGCCGGCCAGCCGTTCGCGCTGCGGCCCTGGCAGGAACACAAAATCATCCGGCCGCTGTTCCGGACCCGCGGCCGCCGGCGCGTCTATCGGACGTGTCTGCTGATGATGCCGAGAAAGAACGGCAAGACGGAGTTGGCCGCGGCCCTCGCGATTGACGGGCTGATGTTCGACGGGGAGCGCGGCGGCGAAATCTACAGCGCCGCGGCCGACAAGGATCAGGCGGGCCTGGTGTTCAACGTCGCCGCGCAGATGATCCGGAACGAACCCGAACTCTATGCGCAGTGCGAGATCCTCGACTCGCAAAAGCGGATCGTCCATCGCAAGTCCGGCAGTTTCTACCGGGCCATCTCGGCCGAGTCGTATTCCAAACACGGCTTCAACGCCTCACGGATCATCTACGACGAGCTTCACGCCGCGCCCTCGAGAGAACTCTGGGACGTCCTGACCTCGTCGACCGGCGCGCGGGATCAGCCACTCGTGATCGCGATTTCGACCGCCGGCTATGACCGGCATTCGATCCTCTGGGAACTCTATGCCCACGGAAAAAAGGTGATCGAAACGCCGACCCTCGATCCGACCTTTCTGCCGATCCTGTTCGAGGCGCCGGCCGAGGCCGACTGGACCGATGAGCGGGTCTGGCATCGCGCGAATCCCGCGCTGGGCGATTTCCGCAGTCTCGAGGAGATGCGCATCGCGTGCGTGCGCGCTCGAGAGATCCCGGCGCAGGAAAACACCTTCCGGCGCCTCTACCTGAACCAGTGGACCGAACAGGCCGAACGCTGGATTTCGCTGCCGGCCTGGGATGCCTGTCGGGTCCCGCAGGACAAGCTGGTGTCGACACCGGCCCCGACGATGGCCGGCCGCCCGTGTTACCTCGGCCTGGACCTCAGTTCGACGAAGGACCTCACCGCGTTGGTCGCCGTGTTTCCCGACGACGATCACTTCGATGTGCTGGCCCGGTTCTTCGTGCCGACCGACCGCCTGCGCGACCGGGTCGCGCGCGACCGGGTCCCCTACGACCAGTGGGCGAAGCAGGGCGTGCTGACGCTGACCGCCGGCCCGGTCGTCGACTACGACGCCGTGCGCCAGGCGATCCAGGACTGGGCCGACGAGTATGATGTGCGCGTCGTGGCCTACGACCCCTGGAACGCCACGGACCTCGTGAAGCGACTCGAGGCGCAGGACGGGCTAACGTGCGTGCCCATCCGGCAGGGCTTCGCCGCCCTCTCGGCGCCGACCAAGTCGCTCGAGAAAGCGATCCTGGCGCGGACCCTGCGCCACGACGGGCATCCCGTGCTGCGCTGGAACGTCGGGAATGTTTCTGTCGAGCAGGACGCCGCCGGCAACCTGAAGCCCTCGAAGAAGTTATCCACGGAACGGATCGACGGCGTCGTCGCGCTGATCATGGCCGTCGACGCGATGGACCGCAACACCGCGACCGGGCCGCCGCCGTCGTACGACATGATCGTGCTGGAGTAATCGCCTATGGCCTCGACAGTTCGACCGCGCGGCCGGCCGCCACTCGACGACGGCAAAACCCCATCCGTGAATGTCCATGTGCGCCTGTCCGCGCCGCAGTATGACGCCAGCTATGCGCGCGCACGGGCGGAACGCCTGACCCTGTCGCAGTGGATCCGCCGCACGCTGCGCGACGCGCACCAGGCGCCGCGGCAGTAGGTTTCTGTCGCCGATCGTCGACAGGCGGCTGGTCTGTTCCGCAGACTGGTCCACCGTGCAGGACCGGATCGACACGCTGTTTCTGGCGAAGGGCCTCGAGGTCGTCGACGCCCGCGGATTTTCCGGCCTCGCCACGACGCCGGAGCTAGACCGCCAGGGCCATTCGATCGACCCGGCCGGCGTGACCTTCCGGAACCCGCTGCCGCTGCTGTTTCAGCACGACGAAAAACGCCCCATCGGCACCGTCACGCTGCATCCCGCGACCGTGCTCGGGATCACGTTTGACGCGCGGATGCCGGTCGTCACCGAACCCGGCGTCCTGAAAGATCGGATCGATGAGGCGTGGCAGTCGATTAAGGCCGGCCTCATCACGGGCGTCTCGATCGGCCTGCGGGTCCTCAAATCCGCGACGGTCGACGGCGTCAAGCGCATTCTGAAAAGCGAAATCCTCGAGGTCAGTCTGGTCACGATTCCCGCGAATCCAGACGCCGCGATCCTGCTCGTCAAATCCTTGGCCGCGTCTGGCCCTGACCTGTCCGGCGTCTCGGACCCGATCCCAGTACCACGCGCGGCAAAGGCCGCGCCCGCCATGACGATCCGCGAACAGATCACCGCCTTCGAAAACACGCGCGCCGCGAAAGCTGCGCGGATGACCGACCTGATGAACACGGCCGCGGCCGCCAGCGTGACGCTGGATGCGCCGCAGACCGAGGAGTACGACGCGCTCGAGCAGGAAGTGAAAAGCGTTGACGCGCATCTGGTGCGCCTGAGCGCGCTCGAGCGAACCTCGATGGTGGCCGCGACCCGGATCGAGCCGGTCAACGGCAGAGCGATCGAACCCGCCAGCGCGGCGCGCGGCGCGGCGCCGGTGATCACGGTCAAGGCGAACGTCCCGCCGGGCACCGCGTTCATCCGCTACTGCCAGGCCAAGGCGTTCGGCGCCGGCGACTCGATGCGGTCGCTGCAGTTCGCGGAGCAGTGGCGCGACAGCACGCCCGAAGTCGAAATGGTCCTGAAAGCCGCGGTCGCGCCCGGCACCATCAACGATGCGACGTGGGCCGGCCCGCTGATGACGCTGAAGCCGTTGACCGACGAGTTCATCAAGCTGTTGCGGCCGGCGACGGTCATCGGCAACATCCCTGGTCTGCATTACGTGCCGTTCAACATTTCGGTCCCGTCGCAGACCGGCGGCGGCACGTACCAGTGGGTCGGGCAGGGCGCGCCGAAGCCGGTCGGCAAGCTGCAGTTCGGGACGCTCACGATGGGCATCACGAAGTGCGCCGGCATCATCGCCATCACCGAGGAGCTAGCGCGCTTCTCGTCGCCCTCGGCCGAGGATGCGATCCGCGCGGACATGATCGCCGGCATCGCGCAGTTCCTGGACATCGCGTTCACCGACCCGGCGAAGGCGCCCGTGGCGAACGTCGCGCCGGGATCGATCACCAACGGCGTCACGCCGATCACCTCGAGCGGATCGACGCCGGCGAACGCGCGCACGGACATCCAGGCGCTGCTGGCGGCGATGACCGCCGCGGGCCTGTCCGCGAAGGGCGCCGCGCTGCTGATGTCGGAGGCGAACGCCCTCGCCCTCGGCGCCTCAATCAACGCGCTCGGCCAGCCGCTGTTCCCCAGCCTGAGTGCCGATGGCGGCAAGGCGAACGGCGTGACCGTCGTGACGAGCCAGGTCCTCGGCAGCAACGTCATCGCGCTGGCGCCGGACGCCATCTTCATCGCCGACGATGGCGGTGTCTCGATCGACGTCAGCCGTGAAGCCTCCGTGCAGATGGATTCGGCGCCGATGAACCCGCCCGATGCGACGGTCGTCTATACGTCCTTCTGGCAGGCGAACCTGGTCGGCCTGCGTGCGGAGCGTTTCATCAACTGGAAGCCGGCGCGGGCCGGCGCGGTGCAGTACACCGTCGCGACCTACGTCGCCGGCTAAACGTGCATGGCTGAACACGAACGCGACACGGTGACCGTCGAGGTCCTGAAGTATCACACCTTCGATGGGGTCGCCCGCGACGAGGGCACGACGTACGACATCGATCCGCAGCGCGGCGAGGGCGGCTACGCGTACCTCGACACGCTCGAGGCCGGCGGCCTGGTGCGCCGCGTCGAGAAACCGAAACGCCGCGCCAAGTAGATGGGCGTTTTCTCGGCCCTCGCCCGTACCGTCCGAGAGGCGCTGACCCCAATTCGATCGGGGGCAGCGCCTCGAGGATCTGGCGGCTGGGTTCCTCTCATCAATGAACCGTCGACCGGCGCCTGGCAGCGCAACGAATCGCTGCAGACCGATACGGTGCTGGCGTACTCGGCCGTCTATGCCTGCGTGAGTCTCATCGCGCAGGACATCGCCAAGCTCGGCCTGCGCCTCGTCCAGCAGGACGCGAACGGCATCTGGAGTCCGATCGAGTCGTCGGCCTTTTCGCCGGTGCTCCGGAAGCCGAACCGCTACCAGACCCGCATCAAGTTCGTCGAGCAGTGGCTGGTCTCGAAACTGATCCACGGCAACACGTACGTCTTGAAACAGCGGGACGACCGCGGCGTGGTCAACGCCATGTACGTGCTCGACCCGACCCGCGTCATCCCACTGGTGACGCCCAGCGGCGATGTGTATTACGAACTGCGCCGCGATGACCTGTCCGGCCTCGAGCGCGACGCCGTCACCGTGCCGGCCAGCGAAATCATCCACGATACGATGGTCACGCTCTACCATCCACTCTGTGGCGTGTCGCCGGTGTACGCCTGCGGCCTGGCCGCGCTGCAGGGCCTGAAGATTCAAGAAAACTCAAGCAACTTCTTCGCGAATGCGGCGCGACCGTCCGGCGTCGTGCTCGTGCCCGGCGACCTGGCGCCTGAACAGGGCGCGCGGCTGAAGGAGTACTACCAGCAGAACTTCACCGGGCCGAAAGTCGGGAGTCTGCTGCTGCTGACCAACGGGATGAAATACGAACCCGTCACCGTGAACCCGGTCGACGCGCAGCTGGTCGAACAGCTGAAGTGGAGCGCGGAAACGGTCTGCACCTGTTACCACGTCCCGCCCTACATGATCGGCGCGGCGCCGGCGCCCACGTACAACAACATCGAATCGCTGAACCAGCAGTACTACAGCCAGTGTCTGCAGTCGCTGATCGAGTCGCTCGAGCTTGTGCTGGATGAGGGCCTCGAGCTACCGCGGGCCTACGGGACCGAGTTCAACCTAGACGACCTGTTGCGGATGGACACCGAGACGAAGACCAAGGCCGCGGCCGAGGGCATCGGCGCCGGCGCGCTGGCCCCGAACGAGGCGCGGAAACGGTATTTCGACCTCGGCCCGGTCACCGGCGGCGAGACCCCGTACCTGCAGCAGCAGAACTATTCCTTGGCCGCGCTGGCCCGCCGCGATACCAGCCCGCCGGCGCCGCCGCCCGTGCCGCCCAGCCCGGCGCCGCCGCCCGATGACGCCATGGCCGCGATGGTGTCGGGCGTGGTCCTGACGCGCCTCCGGAGCAGCGTGGCCTATCGGGCGCTGCTCGAACCGTGTCACGCCGCCTGAGAGGGAACCCGCGATGACCGCAGACGAACTGGGCGACCTGGTCGCGACGAGCTTGAGTGAAACGCTGACGCCGGTCCGCAGCGGGATGCTGCTGCTCGATGAGCGGGTCCGCGGCCAGGGCGCCGCGCACGCGCAGATCCGGGACCAGCTGCGGGACCTCGAGGCGCTGGTCGCCGGCCTGCGCGAACGTCTGGCCGTCGTCGAGATGCGGGCGCCGATCCCTGGGCCGCCTGGCGCGGACGGGAAAGATGGCGCGGACGGATTCGGCCTCGAGGATTTCTCCGTGGATTTCGATGGCGACCGGACGATCCTGCTGGCCTTCGCGCGGCCGGGCCGGGAGGCGAAACGCTTCCCGCTGACGCTGCCGTTTCAGAAATACCAGGGCGTCTATCAGACCGGCCGGACCTACGTGCTGGGCGATACGGTCAGCTGCGCCGGGTCCAGCTGGCACTGTGGCGCGGCGTCGACCGTCGCGCGGCCGGGCGACTCGCCCGACTGGCAGCTGGCCGTGAAGCGCGGCCAGGACGGCCGAGACCTTCGCGATCGCGTGGCCGCCCATGGCTGATGAGATCCTCCCGCTGCCGCCGACCGTGCCGGACGTGTCGTGGGTCACGCTCGACGAACTGAAAGCGCAGCTATACATCACGTCGACCGTCGACGATGCGGCGCTGACCCAGTTGGGGACCGAGTGCAGCACGGCGATCCTGCTCTACCTGCATCCGCGCGGCGATGCAACGTGGACCGCGGCCACGGTCCCGTCGGACGTCAAGCAGGCCGTGAAGCGCCTCGCCACGGCGTACTGGACCGACCGCGGCGATGACCCGAAGGGATCCGCCGGCACGGTCTGGACCGACATCGGCCTGCTGCTGGCGCGCCGGAAGGACCTGGTCATCGCATGACGGTCGGGCAGTTCACCGAATCCGTCACGATCCTGCAGCCGGTCGCGACGACCAATCCCGACACCGGCGGCCAGGTCCCCAGCACGCCGGCCGTCGTCGCCACGGTCCGCGCGGCGATCCGCGGCCGGTCGGCGACCGAAGCCTTCTCGACACCGCAGGCCCTGATCGGGCAGGACCTCGGCATCGTCAACACGGCGACGCATCTCGTGACGATGTGGTTTCGCCCTGACGTGACCGTCGGGCAGTTCCTCGAGTACGCCGACACGAAGCGACAGACGACCCGTCACTTCGAAATCACCGCCGTCTCGAGTCCGGACGAACGCGGGCCGTACCTCGTGCTGGCCTGCATCGAGCGCGTGCCGTGACGGCCTCGCTGTCGACCTTCGCGACGCCGCGCGTGCTCAAGGCGCTGCGGCTGCGGCTGCTGGCGAATCAGCGCCTGGCCGACCGTCTCGGCCGCGGGTCCGCGCGCCCGAACGCGCCCGCGGTCTACACCGAAGCGGCCGTGCCGGCCTCGGTCACGACCGGCGAGTACGTGACCATCGGGCCGTTTAGCGAGGTCCCGCAAAACACGATGGGCGGCGGCGCGCACTGGGGCCGGGACCTGACCGCGGCCATCAAGGTCGTCAGCTATACGCCGGATCCGGCGGTCGGGTACGGGCTGGTGGAACAGATCGTCCGTGAGTTGGATGGCCTCGCCCTCGAGGTCGAAGGCTATCGCACCGGCTGGGTTGTCCTCGAGGTCATCCCCGATGCGTACGTCGAGCTAGTCGCCGGCGTGCCGGTGCAGCACTTCCCGATGATCTTCCGAGTCCACGTCCATGAGAGCTAGTGGCGGCGTCATCCCAGAACTCTATGTCCTGCGCGGACTGCTCGAGGCCGTCAGCGTGCAGTGCGATCGCATCATCGACGCCGTGGAATCGGTGACCGGCCCGCCGGCGCCGGTCGACGAGGGCGCGTGCCCGCATCCGCCGGGGCGCCAGATCGATGCGACCGTGCTCGGCGGCGACCCGCAGATCCTCTGCCTGGTCTGCGGCCAGCAGCGCGCCGGGGAACTGGAGACGTGATGGATCTGCGCGTGACGGCGACCCTCGCGGATCAGGACACGCGCGCCTGGTGTCGGGCGCTGGCGGGCACGTTACCGGGGCAGCGGATCGCGCCGAAGGGCGTGCCGTATCTGGATCGCTACTTTGCGGCCGGCTGGAGTCCCGGCGCGCGGAAGTCGGGACCGGCGATTTTTCTCCATCACTTCGTCGCCTCCGACCCGGCCGTCGAGGTCCACTCGCATCCCTGGGGCTGGTCGGCGAGTGTCATCCTCGCCGGCGCCTATCGCGAAGAACGCTGCATCGGCCACGGCGTCGACCATCGGCGCGTGCGGGAATACGGGCCGGGCGATGTGAACGTGCTGCGGGCCGACGACCGGCACCGGATCGATCTGCTGACGCCGGATTGTTGGACCTTGTTTCTCGCCGGCAGTTTCGAGAAGCCCTGGGCGTTTGCGCCGGGCTGCGGCGGCTGAGGCGATGCGGCCGCAGACGGTCCACGCCCTGGCGCAGCTGGTGCGCCATACGCGCGGCTGCGTGACCACGCTCGAGAAGTGGGTCGCGGCGACGCCGCCGGAGGCGTTCGCGACCGAGGCCGCCGAAGCGATCGCGCTCGTGCGCGTGGCGCTGACGGAGATGAATACGACACTCGGCACGTCCCGGCCGTCAGCCGCGCCGCTGCCAGGGTCGCGCACCGTACCTGATCGGCCCGCCGTCCTGGCCGCCCGATGTTCCGTGCCGGACGGCACGTAAGGAGTAGGGCCATGGCTGTAGCAGGCATTCGCGCGTTTCTCTCACTCGATAACGGATCGGGCGTCAAGACCGACGTCAGCCACTTCCTCGACGGGATCACGCCCTCGAGCGACACCGACGAACTCGACGGCACGACGTTCCAGCCGGGCGTGGCCGCGCCGACGAAGGAAATCGTCGCCGGCTTCCGGACCCGGTCGCTGTCGCTGTCCTCGAAGTGGACGCCGGAGGCCGAAGTCTTCTTCAGCAGCATCGAGGGCAAGAGCGGGTTGGCCTATGCGTACGGGCCACTCGGCAGCGACGCCGGGATGACGGGCATCTCCGGTGTCTGCAACTGCCTCAGCTGGACCGGGCCGGTGTCGACCGTGGACGGGATCACGACCGCGACCGCGGAACTGCGCTGCAGCACGCGCGTGCTGGGCGTGTTCGATGCCAGCGGCGGCGTCGTGCCCGCGGTGCAGGCGACCGGCGCGACGGCGGGCGTGCCCGGCAGTTTTACGCCGGCCGGCGCCGCGACGCCCTCGAACCTGGCCGCGATGTCGGCCGTCACGGCCAGCCCCACGTCGGTCTGGACCACGGGCCAGTACGTCGCGACTGGTGACGGGATCCACTGCCACTGGGATGGCACGGCGTGGGTCACCGGCAACGCGACCTAAACACGATTCGGCCAACTCCGACCCGGCGGGCCTCGGCCCGGCCGGGTCGCACTTGGGAGGATGAGCGATGGTCAGTATCGAGTTCGACAAGCCCCGCCTGCTCAAATATGACCTGGCGGCGATTCGGGATCTCGAGGTCCAGATGGACGGGGAACCGCTAGGCGTCATCGTCAACCGCCTCGCCAACCTCGGCGTCAACGCGCTCGTGCTGGCGCTCTGGGCCGGACTGAAACATGAAGATCGGACGATCACGCCGCACCTGGTGACCGTCCGACTCGACACGTACTTGAAAGCCGGGAAGCCACTGCGGGCGCTGGCCGATGGGATCAACGACGCGCTCGAGGAGTCGGGTCTATTCAAAACCGCCAGCGACGAGGCCGCCGAGGCCGAGGCCGGCCGCCCTACGCCGGCGGCGCCCACGGGGACCTGACGTGGGCCTTCCGCACCTGGCTGTCGTGGGCCGAGGTCATCGCGCTGGGCGAGTTGCAGCTGCTGCCGGACGCCTTCTGGGCGCTGACGCCGCGGGAGTTCGCCCTGGTCCACGCCGGTTTCCAGCGCCGCGAAGCGCGTGCGTGGGAACGCATCGCGACCCTCGGCCTGTGGGTCCTAGCGCCGTATACGAAAAAACGCCTGACGCCGGCGCAGCTGCTCGGCCGCAGTCGCCTCGAGACGATGCCGCCGGCGCCGCCGGACGCCGAGGCCACGGAGGCCGAGATCGAACGGGAACGCGCGCGCGTGCTGGCCGAGGCGATGGCCTGGGCTGATTCGGACTGAGGAGGATGTGATGGCCGACGAAACAATCAGCGTGACCTCGCTGCGCCCGCATACCTACGACGGGATCCCGCGCCCACCGGGCACGCAGTACCTCGCCCGCGTCGCGGATGTCGCCACGCTGAAGAACCAGTGCATGGCGATTGAAAGCGCAACGATCGCGCCGCCGCCAGAGGGCACGCCGACCCGCCGCTGATGGCTAAGGTGACGATGTCGCTGACCGGGATGGAGGGCCTGCAGCGGGCCTTGAAAACCGCGCCGGACCTCGTCAAGGCGGGCGCGGCGGATGCCGTGTTGAAAACGGGATTCGCCATCGCGCAGCGGGCGCGCGCGCTCGTCCCGGTCCGCACGGGCGACTTGAAAGATCACATCGCCTCGGCCAGCCGCGGGACCTCCGGCCGGGTCGGGATGGGGCCGGGCGGTCGGCGGAAAACCAAGCCGTCGGTCTACTGGCGGTATGTGGAGTTCGGGACCCGCCATATGCCCGCCCGCCCGTTCTTCCGGCCGGCGACCGATGCCGAGGCGATCGGCTATGTCGACCGGCTGCGCCGGGTCGGGCGTGACCTCGAGCGGGACCTGTCGGCCTCGAGTCTGATGTAAATGGCTGCGCCCATCGCCACGCTGACCGTTCGCATCTCCGCGCAGATTGCGGAGCTACAGAAGTCCTTCGCGGACGCCACGGCGGCGACGGAAAAGTTTCAGAAAGGGTTCGGCAGCATCGCCACGGCCGCCACGGCCGCCGGCACGCTGATCAGCAACGCCATCACGAAGATCGCCAGTTCGATCGTCAGCACGTTGGGCAGCGCCATCAGCGACGCCATCAAATACTCGCAACAGTTTCAGAATGCGTTCCTCGGTCTCTCGAGTGTCGCGACGGCCTTTGGCAGTTCCACGGAGGCCGCGACCGCGGCGGCCAAGTCCCTGGCCGCCGATGGGATGCTGCCGCTGGCCGATGCGGCGACCGGCCTCAAGAACCTGCTCAGTGCGGGATTCAATCTGAAGCAGTCGACCGACCTGATGAACGCCTTCAAGGATTCGGCGGCGTTCGGCCGTCAGTCGTCGCTGTCGTTTGGCGATGCGATCCGCAGCGCGACCGAGGGCGTGAAGAACCAGAACAGCGTGCTGGTCGACAACGCCGGCGTGACGAAGAATCTGTCCGTCATCCTCAAAGAGTCCGGCTACGTGATGCAGGACCTGAGTGATAAGACGAAGGGCGCCGGCGCGCGTCAGGCGCTCTATGCCGGCCTCCTGCGGGAGACCGCCGCGCAGCAGGGCGACGCCGCAAAAGCCGCGGGGACCTACACCGGCGCGATGGCCGCGCTCGAGACCGCGCAGAAATCCCTGCTGGCGACGTGGGGCGATGCCATCACGCGCAACGAGTCCGTGCAGATCGCGCTGACCGGCGCCGCGGACATTTTCCGCAAGCTCACGACGGCGTCGACCGATAACAAAAATGCGTTCTATCTGGTGTCCGATGCGGTCGTGTTCCTGATCCGCACGTTCGCCAACCTGCTCAGTGCCATCGACAAAATCCAGTACGGGTTTATGAAGATGGACGAGGTCATCTCCGGCACCATCGCCAAGCTGCTCAAGGGGATCTCTGACCTCGCGATGATGCTGCTGAAGATCCTGGCGCTGTCGGCCAAGATTCCCGGCGGCGCCGCGATCGTCGGGAATATCGCGCAGGACGAAATCGGCGGCCTGTCGATCATCGCGACCAAGTCCTATGAGACGTGGAAGGCGATGTCCGACCAGCTGGTCATCACGAAGAAACGATCGGAGGATGTCAGCGCCGCGCTGCAGCCGTTCATCAAGGATCTGCGCACCGTGGCCGACCACGCCGAGGCCGCGCGCGGGAAGATGGGCGAACTGGGCGAGTCGACCAAGCCAGAGAAACTGAACCAGGGCGGGCCGGCCGCGCTGACGAAGGAAGCGATCAAGGCGCAGAAAGCATTCAAGAAACTGCTGGACGACATCCACGAGTTCGAGAGCGGCGCGGGCATCGTGGATATCAGCAAGATGTTCAACTGGAACAAGGCCGTACAGACCGCGAAGATCACGGCCGCGCAGATCAACCAGGAACTGATGCTGGGGTTTGAAGGCCGGGACATCCCGCAGTGGGATTTCGGGTCGACGATCGGCGACCCGAACAAAGCGAAGCAGCTGGGCGGGATTTACAAAGGCATTATCAACGACCAGATCAAACAGGCGGCCACGTCGATCCGTCCCGTGATGGAAAAACTCGCCGTAGACATCCCGCGGATTATGGGCGAGGCGTTCTCCCGCGGGGACAATATGTGGGCCGCCGCGGCGACCGGCGCCGCGGACATTTTCTCGAAGACCTTTGCAGAGCGACTGGCGCGGTCGAAGGCGCCAGGCGGCCCAGCACTCACGGGCGGCGAGAAAGCGATGGGTCTCGCCGCGACCGGGATCAGCGGGTTCATGGGCGGCTATTCGATGGGCGCCCAGGGCGGGAAGATGAAAGGCGCGCTGGGCGGCGCGGCCAGCGGCGCGATGTCCGGCTTCATGGTCGGCGGTCCCGTGGGCGCCGCGGTCGGCGGGATCGCGGGCCTGGTCGGCGGCCTGTTCGGCGGCGCGAAGAAAGCCAAGGAAGAACGCAAGGCCCTCGAGGCGAACAAGCAGGCACTGCTCGAGCAGTACGGCGGGATGAAGAATCTGCAGAAACTGGCGCGGTCGCTGAACGTCGACATCCAGAAAGCGTTCGACGCGAAGAAGCCGGCGCAGTTCGAGGCCGCCGTGCAGGAGTTGAATAAGGCGCTCGAGGAGCAGAAGAAACGGATCGAGGGTCTCAATAACGCCGTCGAGGGATTGAACAAACGCGCCGAGATTTTCGGCCAGAAGTTCCAGAAGATCCTCGACGCGAAACCGCCAGAGGGCGCGACGAAGAAACAGGCCGCGGCGTTTGAAACGAACAAGGCGCAGTCGCTGCAGGCCCTGGCGCAATCCTCCGGCGACGAGTTCGATCGCCTCGGCCTCATCGCGCGCGACACGTTCGCCGGCCTCGTGAAAGAAAACGGGAACGCGATTGAGGCGATGCAGCAGATGGCGCCCACGCTGCAGACCCTGCAGGACGGCGTCGACAAGTTCGGCCTGACGGCCAGCACGGTGACGCAGGAGATGATCGACAACTTCAAGCTCGTGAATGACGAAGCGTTCAAACCGCTGTTCGACACCATCGCCGACGACGGCCAAGTGCTGCGCGGATTGTTCGACGCCAAGGCGCTGTCGCCGGAAGGCTTCCAGGCGCTGGCGACCGACATCGGCGCCAGCATCCAGGGCATCGTCGACAAGGGCGGCGATATGTCGAAGACCCTCGCCCTGAGTCAGCCGGTCCTGCAGACCCTCTGGGAGGCGCAACAGCAGTACGGCGCGGTGACCGACGAGACGACCAAATCCATCCTGAAGCAGGCCGAGGAGCAGGGCATCGTCGGCGAGGCGATGAAGGGCACCAATGAAAAGATTCTGGATGTGCTGCTGGCGATCGGCAAGGTCCTCAACGCCGATCTGCCGACCTACTTCGACGCGCTGAAGAAACCCGCGGACGAGGCGGCCTCGAGCATCGAAGAGTCGTTCAACAAGATCGACATCCCGCCGATCGAGGTCCCGTACAAGTTCAAGCAGCAAGGCGGCGGCCTGCCCAGCGGGAACAGCGACGCCACGACCGGGACCCTCAGCGTGCCCGCGCTGGCCGCCGGCGGGATCGTGAAACACCGGACGCTGGCGCTGATTGGCGAGGCCGGGCCGGAAGCCGTCGTGCCGCTGACCGGCCAGGGCCTCGGCGTCACGCCGTCGAATTACGAAACGACGATCTATCTCGACGGCGAACAGATCGCGCGGTCGGCGGCCCGCCGGATTCCACGCCTGATGCGCGCGCTCGGCGTCGGTCACTGACGATGTCGGACGCGAAGGCCCTCCCGCCGGCCATCCTGATTGCCGGCGTCGATCAGACGCGCAAGACGCGCGCGATCGGATCGCTGCGCCTCGAGTACCAGCTGGGCGCCCGCGGCCGCGCGTCGCTCGAGGTCCTGGATCTCGATTCGACGGCCGCGGCCTACCGGCCCACGCTCGATCAGCGCGTCGAGGTCCGGAGCAGTGACGGCCGGTCGTTGTTCCGCGGGACCGCGCTCGGCATCGAGGATCAGCCACTCGGCGCGCCAGGGGTCGGGACGGTCACGCGCATCGAAGCGATTGACGATTGGTTCGGCGCGGCGCAGCGGCGCGTCTCGCGGACCTATGTCGCCGGCGCCACGCTGAAAAGTGTTGTCACTGACCTGGTCTCAACCTACCTCACGGTCTACGGCATCACGCTCGATCCGACGATGGCGACCGGGCCGACCCTGCCGGCGCTGACCTTCGATCAGATCAATCTGGAAGAAGCGTTCAATCGCCTGGTCGACTTCAGCGGTTGGCTGTATCGGCTGCGGCCGACCGGCGTGCTCGAGTGGTTCGCGGTCGGCACGAAGACCCGGAGCTTCACGCTGTCGGCCGCGAACAAAAACATCCTCGGCCCGATCAGCTGGACCAAGTCGCGCGGGCAGTACGCCAACCGGATCATCGTGCGGTACGGCACGGGCCTCGTCGGCAAGCAGCAGCTGTGGCACGGCGCGCCGCCGAAAGTGCGATTCAAGCCGGACTATCCGCCGACCTGGCCGGTACCGGACAAGCACTGGATCGGCTGGATGACGTACGTCGGGGGTCCGTATCCAGGCCCGCCCGTGCCGACCGTGCCGCCGACCGGGGGCGGGCACGAAGCCATCGCCGACATCTCGACCGGCACCGCGCCGTGGTATTGGGACGCCAACACGGGCGAACTGGTGCGGCACGTCGGCGTGCCGATTCCCGGCGGCAGCGCGGGCGTGCCGGCGGCCAGCCACTATTTCTGGATCGATTACAACGTTCAGTATCCGCTGACCGTCACCGCCGAGGCGCCCTCGGCGCTGACCGTGCCCTTCGAGGCGTTCATCGAACGTGCGGACATCTTCGACACGGCGCAGGCGCAGGCGTACGCCAACGCGCAGCTGGCGAAGTATCAGGTCATCCCGCGGACCGTCCAACTCAAGACGCGCGCCGCGGATGATTTCCTGCCGGGCGATACCGTGCGCCTCGACGTCCCATCGCGCACACTGCCGAACGCCCTCTGGTTCGTCACCGAGGTCACGATTACCATCGCCGACGACCAGGCGCCGATCGCGACCCTGTCGCTGCTCGAGGGCACGACCGCCCAGGCGACGTGGTTGGATTTCTGGCGAGACATCGCCTCGAGCGGATCGAGTGTCGGCATCGCCAGCGCGGGCTATGCGCCGCCGCCGGTCGGCCAGGGCAGCGGCACGGTCAGCAATTACGGGGACCTGACGCTAAACGCGGTTGTCATCGGCCAAGGCAGTACCGGCGTCGCGACGCTCGACAGTCTCGGCACGCCGACGACCGTGCTGCACGGCGATCCTGCTAACCCGCCGACGTTCGGCCCGGTGAACCTGGCCTCGGACGTCAGCGGGATCTTGCCCATCATCAACGGCGGCACGGGCGGCACGAGCGGCGGCGGCAGCACGTTACCGACAACCTCAAAGGGCGATCTGATCGCGCACGACGGCACGACCAATGTCCGTGTCCCGGTCGGGACCGTCGGCCTCGTCTTGACCGTGGACCCCTTCGCGCCGGCCGCGGTGTCGTGGAAGAAATCCGCCGCGATGACGCTCACGACGAAAGGCGACCTGGCCGCGCACGACGG